TTACAAGATGAGATCTAACTGATTTTCGCCTATATGGCTTCGGGGAAATGCTGCCTGCGGGATACTGATTTCAAACGTGGGCTTGGTGTCATTTATCGCTTTTTCGTACTGTGTCATGGTCGTGAAAGTATGACCACAATGCATGTTTTGACATTGATGGTAACTGCGCCGGGTTAACGGGCTGAGTTCTTCGCTGGTTCGTGTGCGCGTCGCTGCTCTGCACTTCGGACATCTCATCATGCTGTTATACCTCTGACTTCTCTCTGCTGAATAAAGTATAACAGTTGATTAATTATTCTGCACTTGCGGACAATACCCAGTCCGTTAAGCGCACCTCGAACTCCAGCTCAGTGGTGAAGCCGTGGCCGCTGATGTTATGCACCGTCTTGGTGATCGTCCAATCTGCCTCATCAATCACCGATTTGAAGCCGCTCATTTCTGCGTGAAGCTCCGGGTACAATTCCGGCACTCCGCGGGCCAGTATCATGGAGAACTCAGCCGCCCCCCGTTTCAACTGCTGCCACTTCACCGTGGCCGCACGTTTTGCCGCTTGTTCCGTATTGTAAGTAGAACGCAGAACGTAAACATTCCCCTCAGCACCTTCCAGATAATTACCCTCAGTACTGCTGGATTTCTCTTTCCGCGTTTTCCGTTTTCCTCTGACCGTAGTTTTCCGTTTTTTACCGAAATTCAAATCCATCCAGTACGCGGTAACGCCTGTGTAAGCGTCCCGGTCAGCAATGCGAAAATTGTGTTGATCGCCAGATTGCCGGGTGATCTTTATCGAGGGCAGCGCCTTGCCGCTGGCAGAACGGCCAGAGCCGGGCGTAATGAATAGCAGGGTGCCATTTTTTACCGTTGCCGCCCCGCCGAGCATTTCAGCCATGCGGGTGAGAAAGCTAATATCGGATTCGCTGGTCTGGTCTGCGTGGTCGATCTCGATGTCTGCCAGGTCAGTGCTAATGCCGGCTTTTAAGTTGTACCGGCTGGCAATCGCTCGCACGACATCGCTCACGGTAGTGTTATGCCAGCTGTATTCCCGTTTCATGTTGAATGTGTCACGAAAATCAACGCTGCGGGCACTGATCGTCAGCCGGTCAGGCGGCCCGGAATGGGTGATTTCGTCCACGGTATACATTCCCTTGTACACCAGCTGCGTGCCCTCCCACCCAATCGCTACGGAAATCTGCGTGCCTCGGGATGGTAACTGTATAGCGCCGTCGGCGTCTTCCAGGACGAGATCAATGGTGTCCGCATCAAATCCGCGATTGTCCGTGACGGTCAGAGAGATCAGGCGATCATTTACTGCCGGCACAGATTCACCCGCGACCTTTATGTCAAAGCTCGGACGCGGGCTGTAACTTTGCATTTTGTTGAATATCTTCTCGATATCCTGTGCGGTTTCTGAAGTTAAATCAGCCATTTAAACTCTGTTCCCTTCTTTGGTGAGGGTAACATCGTCACCCGCACGCGCGTGACGGGGCAACGGCTTTCCCTTGTGAGAGACCTGTGACAAAGGCAATTGCGTGACGCATTGCTGCAGGTGCAGGGATGATGTGCACATTGTTCATCAAATGAGTAAAGCAAGATGGCTGAAACCACATTTCACCACGGGGTGCGGGTCACGGAGACCACCGATCTCGGGGATGCAATCAACGATATTGATTCCTCGGTGATCGGGATTGTCTGCACCGCTGACGATGCAGACGAGGAAACCTTCCCGCTCAATACGCCGGTGCTGCTGACCCGTGTTTCAACGGCACTCGGTAAAGCAGGCACTACCGGTACTTTGCGCTCAACGTTGGTGGCAATTTCTAATCTATGCAGCCCCAAAACGGTTGTTATTCGTGTGCCTGAGGCTGAGAACTACACGCCAGACGCGAGCGATATGGACCCACTCGATCAGGATTCACTCACTATCGGCGGAACGGATAAAGACGGGCGCTATACCGGCATGTATGCGCTGCTCGCTGCCGAGGCGCGCGTGGGACACCGGCCGCGTATTTTGGCCGCACCGGGTCTGGATTCTCAGCCCGTTGCCGTGCAGCTGGCCGTGTTCGCTAAAAAGCTCCGCGCTTTCTGTTATGTCGGTGCGAATGGTTGCAATAGCGTGGCTGAGGCTATCGAGTACGCTGATAACTTTAGCGATCGTGAGGTCATGGTGATTTACCCCGACTGGGAGGCTTATGACACCACCGCTAAAGAAACTGTCACGCTGCCCGCGCCGGCGGTGGCCGTCGGTCTGCGCGCCTATATCGATCAGGCCGTGGGCTGGCATAAGTCTCTTTCTAACGTGGCCGTCAGCGGCGTAACCGGGATCAGCAAAGATATTTACTATTCGCTCCAGGATACGGACAGCGATACCGATTTGCTCAATAACGGGCACGTTACCGCGCTGATCAAGCGTTCCGGCTTCCGGTTCTGGGGGAACCGCACCTGTGATACAGAAACCTACATTTTCGAGACGTACACGCGTACGGCGCAAATTCTGGCTGATACGGTGGCAGAGGCGCACGCGAAATATAACGACGCCCCAATGACGCCATCATTGGCGAAAGACATTGTTGATGGCATCAACGCCAAATTGTCCGGGCTGGTCACGGCCGGAAAACTGTTAGGCGGGAAAGCCTGGTTTGATACCGCAGAGAATACCCCTACGGATTTACGTCAGGGCAAGCTCACCATCAGCTACAACTACACGCCGGTACCGCCTCTGGAAGATCTGGAGCTTATTCAGGACTTCACCGACAGCTATTTCAGCGTGTTCTCGACCGTCGCAAGCGGCGACACCGCCAGTTAAGGGAGGGAGGATCAATGGCACTTCCAGGCAAATTAAAACAGTTCAATATTTTTGTGGATGGCGTAAGCATGATCGGCGTTGCCGAGGAGCTGACGCTACCAAAATTTACCCGCAAAACGCAGACATACCGCGGCGGCGGCATGTTGGCCTCGGTTGACGTTGATCTCGGTTTTGACGATGGCGCATTGGATATGGACATCACGGTCGGCGGCATTTCAGTGGAGCTGCTCGGAAAAATGGGAATGGATACCGCGGACGGTATGCAGTTGCGTTTTGCGGGCGCTTACCAGGACGACAGCACTGCTGGGATCGTCACCTGTGAGATTCAGGTCCGCGGCCGTTTTACGGAAACCGACTGGGGAACGGCAAAGGTAGGTGACGATACCTCGCATAAATACACACTGAAAAACACCTACTGCAAAATCACGGTAAATGACGCGGTGGTGCTGGAGGTGGATGCGTTGAACTTTATTCACGTTGTGAATGGTGTCGATAAAGCGGCCGCGATGCGCAAAGCACTTGGGCTCTAATTTTAATCATCGCCGGCGCTGGCCGGCCATTCAAAAGAGATAAATCTATGTCAGTAAAAGTATTGTTAAGTTCGCCAATTAAGCGCGGCAAAACCGAGATCAAAGAAATCACGATTACCGACACGATGAAGCAGCCTGGCTGTTTACGTGGATTGAAGTTGTACGAGGTTCTGCAAAGTGACGTTGATTCTCTTTTCAAGCTGCTGCCGCGCGTGACTGAACCTTCGTTGACGGAAGTTGAGATCGTCACGATGGATAACGCCGATTTTGTCGCACTGGCTACTGCTGTGACCGGTTTTTTAGCACCTACCTCTGCCGGCAGCGCGACGGAATAACAGAGTGTCCGTTTAACTGTATCGAAGATGTGATGGCGGATATCGCCGCTATTTTCCACTGGCCGCGGTCTGAGCTTGAGGCTACACCAGTGCCTGAACTGGTCGACTGGCAAGCCCGCGCGGTCGAACGGCTCAGGATGATGATGAATGGCAAACCTCAGTATTAAGGTTGCGCTCGGCGCAATCGACAAACTCAGCCAGCCCCTGAACGCTGCGCGTAACGCCAGCAAGGGGCTGGCTACCTCGATCAAATCCACGCAAGACAATATTCGCAATTTAGAGCGCAGCGCGAAAAGCTTTGACCGGTTATCTCATCAGGCGAAAGGCACGGCTGAGGCGCTGAAAGTAGCAAAGGAACAATCCGCCAAACTGCGACAGGAGTTTGGCGCCGCCTCGCAGCGTTCCGATGCGCAAAAAAAAGCGCTTTCTGAGCAATCAAAAGCTATTGCCGGGCTGCGGGCACAGCAGAAAGCAGAAATTGCCAACCTTAAAACCCTTCACCAGGGAATGAAGGATCTCGGCGTTACGGTGTTGGCCGGCGGGAGGGCAACAGAGCAAATCACCCGCAAAACGCAGGAATACAATCAGCAGCTGGCAACCCAGGAAGAACGGCTTAAGCGCACCAATGCTGCGCAAAAGTCTTACGACAAAACCAAAGAATTGCAAAAGAAAGTCGCCGTTGCTGGCGTAAAAACCTCGGCTGTCGGTGGGGCAATGCTGTGGGGATCTGGGCGCTTTATCTCACCAGGGATTGAGTTTAACGCGCAGGTCTCCAGAACGCTGGCTGCAGCCCGCCTGACGCGGGGAGACAAAGAGGCCGCTGTACTCGAGGCACAGGCTAAGTTATTAGGTCGAACGACACACTACAGCGCGACGCAGGCCAGTGAAGGTCAGGCCGCCTTGATTAACGGCGGGATGACGGCTCAGAACGCACAAAAAGCGCTGCCCGGCGTTCTCAACATGGCATTGGCCGCACATGCTGATCTCGGACAGGCCGCAGACGTGGGTTCCAGTATTTTAGATTCCTTCCAGATTGACCCATCAAAAATGGATCACGTTGGTGACGTTCTGGTCGGCACCTTCACCCGATCTAAAACCAGCCTGGAGTCATTAGGGGAGACGGTCAAATATGTCGGCTCTATTGCGCATGGCGTGGGAATGTCTCTTGAGGATGTCGCGGCGGCAACGGCTATTTTTGCCAAAAACGGCAAAGAGGGGAGCATGGCCGGCACCCAGATGGCGGAAGTCATTCAGGGAATATACAACCCGTCCACAACCGGGCAGAAAGCCCTTTCTGAGCTCAACATCAAAACGAAAGATTCCTCTGGCCGATTACGGCGGTTGGATGAAGTGCTCAAAGAATATCAGCAAAAATCGATAGCCTATGATCAACCTTCGCAACTGGCCTTTGCCAGCGCAATAGCAGGCCATGCCGGTGCAGGTGGGCTGCAAATTTTGGCTAAATCTGCCGGGGATGGACAGCTTCAGGAATTCACGAAAATCATTACTCAGGGCAACGGTGAAGCGACCAAAAATGCCAAGGAAATGACGGACAATCTCGCCGGTGATTTGATGATGTTGCGATCTGCCTGGCAAGGGCTGAACACCGAAATGGAGAGCGGGGTAGATAATCCCATGCGCCTGGTTATTCAGGATTTAACCAGCATCATTCAGAAAGTCACCGAATGGACAAATTTACACCCGAAATTGTCAGCGGCTATTTTGAAAATACTGATGGGGCTTGGGGCTGTTCTGCTCATTATCGGTTCGATCATCGCCGCCGTGGCGGGCATTTTAGGCCCGCTGGCCTTGGTAAAACTGTCTTTCAAAATGTTAACGGGGGAAGTGGCTACTGCAAGTGGCGCCATGACCGTTTTAGGCCGCATTGCGACGGCATCCATGGAGGCTGTCGGTAGCCTATTTGCAGTTATTACGTCACCTATCACGCTGACCCTGGCCGCGATCGCAGCCATCAGTGCCGGTATTGTTTATTACTGGGAACCTATTCAGCGGTGGTTCCACAACCTCACGGACAAGCTGGCCGAGTGCGCGCAGAAAGGGAATGCTTTAAAAGCGGCGTTCGCGCAATTTGCGCTTGATGTGATGGAGCCGTTCCGGGAACTGTACAACTTTATCGACGGCTTGCTCTCCAAAACCATGGCGCTGCTCGGTGCGACCAGGGATGCTAAAGCGTTGGCCGAAGACGCCAAAACAAAAAAAGACGTTGCATCCATGGCTGGCGGGGGGCTGGGTGGCATGATGGGAAATGCCCTTACAAATGCTGTTATGCCAACACAAAAAGCATCGTTAAATGTGGCGACGGCATTAAACCAGGCGGGGGCAGAGTTCGGGAAAAAGAGCTGGGATCCGAACACCAAAAAAGATACTGCCAGCAGCACCTCCAGCGTCACCAATACCGGCCGGCTTGGTGACATTGTTTTCAAAAATCTGCCGTCATACATCCCCATAAGCGGGGGATACGCTGAGCCACGAGTTACCCTGGCGCCGCGTGGTGGCATGGCGTCATTGTTCAATAGTGAAAAGCCAGTGCCTGCGGGTGCGGCAACTGGCACCACCGTGGCCGGTGATTTGCATGTTGAAATTAATATCCATGATGCAGCCCAGATGAATCCTCAGCAGCTTGCCGCTGAGGTTAAACGTCAGCTCAATGAGATCACGCGCGCCCATGGGAGACAATCCCGGTCCCGCATGACGGATAAGGACTAAATTATGATGATGATTTTAGGCATGTTCGCGTTTGCACTGGAAACCACGCCTTACGAGTCTTTTACGCGAGACAACAGTTTTCGGCATGTCTCTTCCGAGCGCGTTGGTTTGTCTCCACGGTATCAATATATAGGTGCGGGTGAGGAGCCCGTCACGCTTAGCGGGACGCTTTATCCTGAGATTAGTGGCGGTGATCTCTCCCTGGGTATGCTCAGGGCAATGGCTTACACCGGGCTGGCCTGGCCGCTTCTTGAGGGAACGGGACACATTTATGGTATGTACGTGATCACGGCTTTAAAACAGACCAGGGCGGAATTTTTTAACGATGGAAAAGCGAGGAAAATTGATTTTACGCTGAGCCTGAAAAAAGCAAATGAGGATCTGCTGGAAAGCATTAACGAGTACGGTGGGGATGTGATGAATTATGTTGCCGGCAGTTGAAGCCATGGACGGCACAGATGTTTTTGACTGTCCTGCAGGAAAGCCAGCATATCGCTGGCTTTTTTATTGGGGTATTCGGATTGTCAGGGGCACTATTCGCTTTTGCTCTCGGCCGGCGATTTCGGCCAGGCAATATCGGGGGTATTCACATCGATCCTGCTCACCTGCACGCTGAATTCCCCCCGGTCTTCCAATCGTACGTTTTCCTTCTCTGTGTTAAGCAGCCCTGCGTTTACCACCAACCCACGGGATTATCGGTGACAGCGCATTGATCATAATATTTCCCCTATGCTGTGTTCTTAATAAAACTAAACGCAAAGGCAATAATTGAGTGATTCATGATCGTTAATACCGATCGATAAATTCCAATCGATCGTTTATACCAATTTGAGCAATGTATAACCCGTTGGCATTGTGCGCCGCACCTCCCCCTACCGGTTTAAATACATAATGAAGATATTTGTTATTAACTTAGCGCGCTCAATCGAACGCCGAGCTTCTATCGAAAAACAATTGTCTAGCTTAAATCTCGACTATGAAATAATTGAAGCAGTTGACGGCTCACAGCTGTCCTATGAAGAAATTTTGCAAAAAACAAGAGTACTAAATTACGCTATCGGTTGTGGTGAAATCGGCTGTGCACTTAGCCATATAAACATCTATAAAAAAATAGTCGCCCAAAACATTCCGCAAGCACTGATTCTCGAAGATGACGCGCTAATATCTTTGGAAACGGTAGAGGTGATGAATAAACTTGAAATATTAAACATCTCGCTCCCTACTGTGACCCTATTGACGGAGATTTCACAGCGTCTAAGAGCGCCGCTGTATAATACGAAAGGTGAGAAGCATTCTCTCCATAAGGTTCTCGAAGCTACCTGTTCGCACGGGTATGTTGTCAATCATCGCGCGGCCGTACAGCTTGCTAATTTTTTATTCCCAGTGTGGATGGTTGCTGACCGGTGGCATATTTTGCGGGAATATTCGGTCTGTAACCTACAAGCTGTAGTTCCACCGGTCATATTTCGGACTGAACACGCCGAAACCTCAACAATACAAATCAGTGACAGAAGTCATGCATGGATGGTGCAAAAGAAAAATTACATTTGGGAAACAATAAAAAGGCGCCGCCCATTGAAAGTAAAACTAAAGCGCCTGATTTGGACATCCTTTGTTTATCCATTTCTTAAGATAATGAAGTAATCCTTAAACCTTAGGTGGTTCAGGCCAGACAACAGTCGTGGCGTTCGACAAGTCCAAACGATTGAGCGTTACACGATACTGTTTCCATTCCTTCAATAAAGCTGTTTCGTCTTCGGTTGCATCACTAATATCGACCGCATCTTGCAGAGGGGCAATTGCCGCGCTTGCAGTAAGCATCAATGAATCACGCTTCGTTGATGCCTGCGCGGTAAGTTCCTCACTCGAATACACTCGCTGAACTATTTTTTTACCATCGAAAACCCATAATCCACTGTTATCAACACCATCAGGAACTTCTGACGCTGATATTTCTGCAACGGAATTACTGCCGGGCCACAGAGCTGAAACGTCATAGCTTAGTGAGAGAATAACGCCAGTATTGCCAAAAACCACTTTTAATGTATCTTCCTGAAAATTCTTTTGTGCTTCGTACCAATCGGCACCAGTCTCATCGATAGCAACTTGAAGCTGAACCCCATTAAAGCTTATCTCTTCTGTTGAAAAGTTTTTCATTAAAATCATATTGTCAGCCTCGTCTTATGCGCTAGTTGCTGTTATCCAGGAACCGTTAATGAAATACTGGATGGGCCGGACAAACCACTCTGCTTTATTGAAGTCAGAGCCGCCAGAGCCAACTGCACCAGTAACGACTTCGCCATTAACCAATTGAACTGAGCCACTACTATTATTCGTTGAAGCATGCTTATAGGATGCTCCCAGGCGCACAGCTGTAATGGCTTGCGTTGTAATTGGCGGTGGGTTTGCCGTGGTATAGACTTCCCCCATATCAGATGCATCTACTTGAATTTTTACCTTTGAACCAGTCCAGCCGATATAGATTTTATTCGTAGCCATTCCAGTACCGCCGCCTTGCTGTACCGCCGCAAAATTGCCGACTTTATCCAAACCTACATCACTTGCTGAAATGCTTATATCAGCCGTACCGTCAAAGGCATGTCCCGCAATCTTACGCGCGGTGGCCAGCTTGGTGGCCGCGGCGGCGGTGCCACCTGAGGGCAGCGCACCGACATCACCGGCCGAAATAGAAATATCAGCCGTACCGTCAAAGGCATGCCCGGCAATCTTGCGCGCGGTAGCCAGCTTGGTGGCCGCGGCTGCGGTACCACTTGAGGGCAGCGCACCGACATCACCGGCCGAAATAGAAATATCAGCCGTACCGTCAAAGGCATGCCCGGCAATCTTGCGCGCGGTAGCCAGCTTGGTGGCCGCGGCGGCGGTGCCACCAGAGGGCAGCGCACCGACATCACCGGCCGAAATAGAAATATCAGCCGTACCGTCAAAGGCATGTCCCGCAATTTTGCGGGCGGTAGCCAGTTTGGTGGCTGCGGCTGCGGTACCACCAGAGGGCAGCGCACCGACATCACCGGGCGAAATAGAGATATCCGCTGTACCGTCAAAGGCGTGCCCGGCAATTTTGTGGGCGGTAGCCAGCTTGGTAGCTGCTGCCGCTGTGCCGCCAGAAGGCAGGCGACCGTTGGCGTTATCATTGGCTGCTTTAACCGCTTTTGGCGTGGCGGCGAGGGTTTCACTCGTGCTCGCCGTAGAACTGCTGAGCTGGACAAAACCCTTTTCTGTGAGTGTGCCATCCGGGTGATTTCGTGATTTCTCATGCGCAGCCAGCAGGTCATCAACATACGCTTCCGAGGCCATCACGGTGGTGTTATCAACCGTGATGTTTACTGCGCTGGTGTCGCTGACAATCAGCGTTACGATGATGCGCTGTGTATTGGTCGCGCCTTCTGAGGCAGATGGCTTGTATGTCGGTGGCAGCGCTGAAACAGCCAAAAGAGCGCCGTCTTCTGTAAATAATCCCACCTCCCGCAACCAGAATCCGCCGGTCTCTGCCGGGATTGTACCGTCAGCAATGACGTGGTTTGCATTGGCTGCGTCTACTGTAAGTGAGTTGATTTTTATCCTGGCAGTTTCATTAACCAGTTTTGTCTGCCCTACGTTAGGCACTGGCGTGCTGCCGTTGCCGTCGCCCACGGCCATCTCCGTAATTAAAACAGTTGTGCTGCCCTGGAGAGCCGCGGCGATCAGTGTCTGGCCTTTTGTTGTGATGATTGCCGCGTATTGTTTTGCCATATTATGCTCCGATAATAAGAGTACTGCCGAGGCTGACCGCGGCCCCGATGTAAATATCAGCGCTGGTTTCCTCGGTAAGCGTGAGTTTCAACATGTGCCGGCTACAGGGTTTCGTATCGTTAATAACCCGCGTCATTTCTGCATATTCCGCATCAGAGATCCCCGTATCTAAAACGCCAATCTCCACTTTGAACGTGCCCGGCTCGCTGTTGTCTTCCCACCACTGGGTGACGGTGATCATCCTTCCGAATGGCTGAATTGCGCGGCGCAACGCGCCGACCGTGCCTTTAAGGCGGTGCACGGTATAGCTGGCCTTAATCACTTCGCGTTTTTGGGATTCCGCCCAGTTCTCATTCCACTGGCTGACCGAGACGGACCACGCCAGGTAGGGCAGCAAATCGGCGGGGCAGTTGTCTGCGTTCCACAAATCGCGCAGCGGCACCGTGAGTGATGTGCTGCTGCTCATCACCTCGGCCGCGTTGCGTTCCAGCAGTGTGACATTTGGCGGCAGAAGGGTTTTATTCACCGTCACCCTCCAGATTTGGCCGTCGTTGCGTGCTGAGTTTGATATCAGTGCAGTGAGACGCCTGCGATTTATCCAGCTCGATATCGGCCTCCGGGGCATTCAGGATGATATTGCTTATGCCGGTGGCGTTTAAAACCCCGATGATTTTATTTCTGTATATCCCGCGGCCGAGCCGCTGCTGGGCAGTGGTGTATTCAGTGAGCTGGTTTTTTGCGGTTGCCAGAATAACCTCAGACTCCGGGCCATCCTCCAGCACCAATACGGCCTCAATTGTGTAAGGCGTTATGCTGGCTGACTGCACGGTTAGGCGATCCGCCACTGGCCGCACGTCTTCATCGGATAAGGCTGCATCAACCGCGGCCAGGAGGTCAGCCGGTGCAGAGCCGTCACCGGTATTGGAGAGCACGGTTATTGTCACGCATGCCGGCGACGGGCTGACCGCCGTTACGTCCAATACGCGCGCGTCGGCTGAGCGGGTAAAAACCTCGTATGCGGCCGTAGGACCGGCGACGCTGAGTCCTTCGAAAGCTTGCTGAGCGCGCAGGCGTAAGGCATCGTCAGTTTCCATGACTGCCGGTACCGGCGGTGTCACCGTAGAGTCAGCGGTCTGCAAGGTCAGCCGTTCTACGTTGAAATTCGCTGCCAGGTTATCGAGGTCTGCGCCGCTGGCAAATGCCAGCATGACCGCTTCCGCCGCTTCGTTAATGCGCTGGCGGAGGATGTTTTCGCGGTAGGTGCTTTCTTCCAGCAGCATCACAAGCGGTTCGGAGTACAGAGATAGCACCCTTCTCACCGCGTCCTGCTGGTCCGTTGGGAATAACGCAACCAGCTGTTCTTTTCGCTCTGCCAGGGTCGCCTCGAAATCCAGTGTTTCAACAACCGTGGGGGCGGGCAGTTGTGAAAGGTCAATTGCGCCGCTCATGCTTTTACCTTTTTAAGTGACACGCTCATCGCCAGCGCCTGCTGGGAGTCCGTACGATAGCCGGTTATGTCCACTGAAATGGCATTCTCTGCCCTGTTTACCGTGGCACTGGTGACGGTGATCCGCGGTTCGAATTTCATCAGTGCGGAATAGGCCGCGGAGCTGATCTTAAGGTTTAAGGCTGGGTTTTGTGGCTGGTCGATAAGGTCCGGGAGATCTGACCCATAATCCCGGCGCATCACACGGGTGCCTTTTGGCGTCGTGAGAATATCCGTAACAGATTGCCGAATGTGGTCAATCTCGGTAATTGCGTCCCCGACCGCGCTGTTCATTCCCAGATAATAGATGTTCACTATTTTGTCCCCTCCGTCCAACTGCCGCCGCGTTGAACATTGCCATGGCTGTGATCGTCAATCGCCACGCCGTTAGAGGTAAAGGTCCCGCTGCTGTGGCTGATATCACCTTTCATTCCGCCGCCCTCGGTGATTTGGAGAGTGGCGGCAGTGAGTTGCTGCGTACAAATCACGTTCGGCGTGTCAAATGTGAAAGAGTCTGCAGCTTTTACTGTCCCGTTTTTGCACTCAATATTGACGGTTTTCACACCGGAAACATTCAGCGCGGAGGTTTTTGCGTCATACGAAAACACCGCACCGTCCGGGAGAGCAAAGGTGATATTTTTTGCAGCCTGGCTTGGTGGTGGTGCGCTCTCTGAATAGAGCGAGCCGATGATGGCCGCGGTAGTCATTTCGCCGTTGGGGCAGATGATGATCACTTGCTCCCCCACGGACGGCGGGAACCAGGTCACGCTGTCGCCGGCGCGTGCTACACGCCAGCGTATCCAGTCGGTCTCATTTTCACCGCACGCCACGCGTGCCAGGTATTTGTCCGGATCAACGTCTGTCACGGTGCCGATGCGGATCAGATTGCAAAGCAGACGATAAATTTCAGCGTTGGATGGCATCAACAAAACTCCCGAATATTGAGTCGGTAGTGTTGCTGAGGTTGTGCGCGTGCGCGAGGTGTTCCCCTTGTCACAGAAGCGTGACAAGGGGAAGCAAGGGTTAAGCTTTGAGGTGAGTATCGATGGTGTCAGAAATCCACTGCACATCGTCGTTATTCAGGCCGAGGAGGGCGCGCAGCGGGTATTTAGCCCCGTGCTGTCCGTGGAGATTATCGCGCAGGCCAAACTGGTGGACTCTGGCAATAGCGCCGGCCTGACCGGTAAACCCGACAATAGCCTCTTGATCGTTGGAACGGGCCAGGAGAAAACGGGAGGTGCGTAGCTTTTGAAACATGGTATCGGCTTTTTTCTTGCGCTTCTCTGTGCGGCGAACGTCGATAGATAAATAATGCTCGATGTCTTCTTTGCGAAATGAGCGTATCCCGCCCTTATCGACATCAAACCCCGTAATTTTGTGCCCCGCCCCGGCGGCGCGGGTGGTTCGCCAGTTTTTCAACTCGCGGATCTCGGTACTGCCACCGTTGTGCCATAAAAAACGGATCCCGCCCTGGGTCGCGTTCACGCGTTTTCTGCGGGCCGCGTAGCCAGTACCGTCGGGTGCCTGCTGTTTACCAATGCGCGCCGATTGCCGTTTACGCAAGCCTGAAGCCAGATTCCGCGTTAGTCGGCGACGGCTGGCGGGGGTTAACTGTGCCAACACCTGGTCGAGCATCGTATCGAGTTCAAAAAAAAGATTTGGCTCATTCATTTGCCTTCCTCGGGTGTGAGCTCTTCTTTAAAAATCAAATGCCACGGCCCCGGCTCATTTCCCATTATTGATGAATAATCCGGTTCATCTTTCGGGTGCGGTATGAGCTGCCCTGCGCTGTTTTTGGTGACGACCACCGCGTCGGTAGTTGTCATTGAAATTAAAATATCGGCACAATCGGTACTCAAAATATCCGCTTCGAAGGTGATACCCTGCGTGCGGCGGTCTGGGTTAAACATCAGGTCAGGCTGATGCTTGTTCGCCCAGGCCAGGATCGCAATGCTGAGCTCATCGAGATCGCCGGGGTAATCCATCACCAGTAATTCCAGCGTATACCGATATTCAAAAGACGCGGACGGCATACCCGTTGCCACCACGTTGCCTTTTCGCACGCAGATCATCAGTTGGTCAGGGTTTTCTTTGAGCCAGGGGATACGATCCATCACCACCGCCCGCAGTGCATCGGCTTTTAGCATAATCCTTCCTTACTTATCGGCTTTGCCGTCGATTTTGGTTTCAATACGCGAAAGCGTCGTGTGGATGCTGTTGATCACCGTCATGAGAATTTCGCGGTCGTCTGCGGCATCATCTCGTCGCTGATAGTCCTGCCGGACCTGTTTAATGTCGCCTGACAGTTCTTTTAGTGATTCATGCAAAATTTTAAGCCACAGGCCGCCGAGGGCGGAAATAATGCCGACCACGATGTCGGACACGTCGAACTGTGCCATCAAATCACCCATAGCCACCTCAAATATTTAGGGAAGCGCTGCCGGCAGCTTTTGCCTGCCCGCTTCGATTTTTCATCGTGTTGCTTTGTGCTGACATAACGCTGAGGCCCTTAGCCGTTTGGGTTCATCCACACCGGTGGCCTGCAACCGTTCTAAGCGTGCACAGGCAATATCAAAATACTGCGGCGTCAGCTCTATACCTGTGAATTCCCCACCGCTGAGCAGCACCGGCACCGCGGTGGAGGCGCTGCCCATGAACGGATCGAGCACGCGGGGCGAAGCAGGCAAAGGCGCGATCAGAGAGCTCATTAAACCGACGGGCTTTGCCGTCATGTGGAGCTTTTCGGCCGGATTCACCCGGGATGTGATGAGCCCAGGGAACGGGCCGCCGTGCTGACATTTATCCAGATGGCCGAGGCTTCCCCAAATCACGTACTCACATTGGTGGCGAAAATAGCCAGTGTGCGGAGCGCGAGAGGATAGCGTTTTATCCCAGGGCACAATGCCACGCCACAAAACACCGGCCGCCTGAATGATGTCCGTCATCGCGGGTAATTGTCGCCAGTCGCTGAAAATCATGGCGTACCCACCGGGTTTAACCCGCCGGGCGGCCTGTGACAGCCAGATAGTGGACCAGAACGCCCAGCTGCGCGCGTCGCGGTTATCCCCGGAGAAATCTGCGTATATATCATTGTTCACATATTTCACGGCGGCGGTTTCGCTGCGGGCACCTTTGTGAAGACCACCGCTGCTGTAAGGTGGATCGGTGATAAGTGCATCAAATCCCGGTACCAACTGTGGCAGAATTTCCAGTGAGTCACCGCAATACAGTGTGGCTTTGCCGATGTGTTGTTTTTGCATTGTGCAGCCCTGGTGGTTGTCCAAATTATGCAGTTAGCACTGCTAACGTGCCGCGGTGCTAAGTCAATCCCACAGTTGCACGGTCTCCGCCGTTGTTTGTTGCGCAACCTCGGGCAAATAAATGCTTCGCCCTCCCGGCAGCAGCGGACCGAGCTCACAAAGCCCTGGGTTGGCCGTGTAGACCTGCTCGGTCACGCCCTGCGTTTTGCCGTAGTAACGCCAACAAATGAGATCAACGGTGTCGTCCTGGGCGGTGATGATGTTCATCAGACAAGCTCTGCCAGATCACGCGGCAAACCGAGGATGTCGCGCACTGCCCAGTTTCCGTCGCGCCAAACCGTATCAATCTGTGTACTGAGAGCCTCGGCGTGTTTTTCGCCGTCGCGGGTCGTGTCGATGTCCCGATACCCTTCCAACAGCGTGGCCTTAGTGAAAGAGTAAACCGCACGCAGATAGCGGTTCACCAGAACCGATACGCCGTCGATCTCGTCTGTCGGAATATCGGCTAATGCCGCGAAACCGGCCGCTTTTTGTGTCACTTGCCAGTCATTTAGCATGTCATTGGTCATCGTCATGGCTTCAACGGCGGCGTATTTCACGCGGGATGCGGTGATCTGTCCGTCCAGTTTTACCGCTAGGCGCAGCGCGCCGGTGCTGATGTCGGGCCAGAATGCACCGTTACGGATGGTGATGTTTTCTGGCACATCCTCGGGCTTTTGTTCCGGTTTAACCGGCTCCTTAGCAACCATGCTACTCATCGTTAATCCTCGAAAAGGTCGGGCGGTGGACGGCAACGAAGCAGGGCGCGTTATACGCATTGCTTGCTACCGTGCCGCCCGGTGCGCGGGGCACGTTCTTTACTCTGACGCCATGGCGCCAGCCTGTTGTTCAAGTTGCCGGGCAACGGCTTTTTTGAGGTCCCGGATATCATTTTTAACGCCGGCTTTCTTGTGACGTTGCATCGCACGTTCCAGGTATTCCACTGCCTCGACTTTATCGTCGAGTGAACCCAGACGAAGCGTGAGTCCCAGGCATTTATAGAGTTTTGCCCGGACAATATCCGGCATGTCTTCCTCTGTCGTTAGCGCATCCAGTCGGCGCAACGTGTCGGCACTTAGCGTGGCTTTGTTGATATCGATGTGAAACTCTCCCAGCGCCGGATCACAAATCGCATCGACAATAAACGTCGCCGGCGTGCGCTTGAACTGGTCCGGCATTGCCAGGCGGTGGCGTAACGCATACGACACCATGTTCAACGCCTCATCAATTAAGCCGGCATCGATATGCCAAATCATGCAGGTGACAAAGACCTCATCCGGCTGGCCGGTGCCGGTTGCCAGGACGCCCTCAATCCATCCCTGGTAATGGGGCAGCAACGCGCGTTTAAACTCGGCTTTGAGTACGTCAGACTGCACGTTTTTAAGTTGCCGCTTGTCCGTTTCAAGCCTGTGTCGCATGCGCTCGTACTGCGTCAGGGCCTGCGCGCTGATTTTCCCTTTTTCAGCGCCCATTTCTTCGGCCGTTTTCTTTTGCCAGTGCCTTTGTGCCGGAGTCAGCATAATCTCCCCTTACGCGCTCGCGTCTTCGCCTGCCCAGGTAATGCCATCGATCAAGCAGCCGTAGCCGTAATCTTCAACAACATAGGCGTCATTGCTGGATTCGTAGGTGCTGATGCGGTTGTACTCCGGTTCCTCTCTGATGAGGCGGCGATGTTTGCCGAGCTGCCAGTAAATGGACAGGTTGCTGAATGAGGTGATAAGCATCGCCCCCTCAGGCACAAACGGCGCAACGTAAGTCGGGAGACCGCCGATCAACTTGCGGGAGATCAGCAGCTGCGCGGCCATGGCTTCCGTGTTCGGGTTGGTCGAACTCATGGCATTGACCAGAGGGAATTCCCGGCTGTTGAGCAGTGAACGACCGGTAACAACCACCAGGTCTGGATCTTCAATAAACCAGGGATCGAGCAATGAAGTGCGGGCATCCTGCACCACGGCGTCAAGGTTGCCGTAAGTGCCTTTCTGAATGATTTTGTTCTCTTCATCCCGGCTGGTGATCGTGATACCTGACATCACGCGCTTTGACGCAAACTGACGGTATTTTTCCAGCCAGCCGATGTTCACGTCCTGCAATAGCGGATTGTTTGCCAGGTCTGAGATCGTGGCGTGGCTGGTCCCGTTGAAGCCAATCATGATGCGGTCAAGTGCGCCGCGGCGAATGATTTGGTTAGTGATACGCGTCTGGAAGTCTTTGAATTTTGCCCACTGGTCCAGCTTGGCATAACTCAAAAAGGTATCGGTGTTGGTTTGCTCACAACGGTATTCATCATCTTCCAGCGTTTCAACGCTGCGCGGTTCCCGTCGGGTGGTGGTGGTGTTGTTGCTGCTGGCAATCGGACCGCTGACGCCTAAGCCGATTTTTTGCCCTTCCTGCTCATCCACGCCGTAGATGTTGATTTTTTTCAGCAGTTCGCTGGATTCCTGCTTTTTGTCTTCCAGCGTCTGTTCCACGCTCGGCGCGATAGAAAATTGCTTTGCGCCGGCGACGGTGGACAGTGCCACGCTGTTTAGCGTGGATTGCTGTTCCAGATATTTATCGTACAGCTCGCGGGTTTCGTTCTTCATGGTGTTTTCCTTTGTGCCTGACGGGTATTAGCCCTAACGGGGATCAGCAGTCAGTCAGAATGATGTTGTCTTTCTCACCGCCGCCTGTGGACGGATCGCGATTTTTATTGCTGCTGTCCTGCGTGGAGAGCTGCTGCGTCATGGTGGCAAGGTCATTTCTTAGCGTGGTGACTTCATCACGCAGCTTTTCAGCCTCACCCGCGCCGGCTGACAGGCTGGTCAGTTTATCCAGGGTTTCTTTCTGGCTTTCGGCGATTGCCAGGACGGCCTGCTGCAACTGGCCGGTGTCCTCTTTGCGTTGGTTGCTCTCGCCGGTGAGCATGGCTTTGACGCGGGAAAAGAACTGCATGCCGGCGTCGTTGTTTTTGTCTTCCACAAATTCCAGCGTCATCTCTTCGCCGGCTTCGGCGATCACGCACCCGTCCGCCAGTTTGCGGCCGGTCAGTGGGTTGACCGAGGCCTTAGAACAGAACTCCAGCATTTCGGTGCCGTAGCTGGCCGGCGTATCCGTCATGGCAAGCCCGAAAAGGTACGCTTTGCCCGTCAGGGTTGACGTTGGGTGGTACTGAATTGACGGGAAAACCTTCTGACGCTTTTTATTCAGCGCAACTAGGTCATCGGTGCCGTCAATCTGACCGTAAAGTGCCATTTTCCCGGCAAACAGCCCGTCTTTGATTTCTTCCGCGTTTAGGTTGAGGACGTCGCCGTAAGCGCGGAATGAACTTTCCGGGTGCACTGACTTGATGTGTTCTAAATCGACGCGCGCGGTATACAACTTGGTGTCGTAATCGTTGGCGATGTCGATTAGGTCCTGACGCTCAATAGGTCTACCGTCTGTAGACATCCCTTCAACCGCCAGGCGAAAGGGTTTTGACTTAGGCATGTGGTGCTCCAATTCGGTGTTATTGGTGTTGCTTGGTTGCCATCATCCGTACCGCAGCGGCTGCGGGCAAAGCGTTTCAATTGTCGCGGGAATGCGACAATCACAAGCGATTCAGCACTCCGCGCGGGCGCGATAATCTGCCCGCATGACAGAAAATGACGATCTCAAATCAAAAGCCAAAAGCCTGTATTGGATGGGCCGCGACATTAAAAAAATCGCCGTTGCCCTGGGGCTTTCAGCTAATACGCTTTACACCTGGCGGCGGCGCGGAAAGTGGGACGACGCGCGCCCGATAGAAAAGGCGCACGACCGCACGCTTATTCGTTATTTGCGCCTGGCCGACAGGGAGCCGGACGAAATCACGCCGCGCGATTACAAAATCATGGATTTTTACAGCCGGCAGCTGTCCCGCTTTGAGCGGGCTATGGCTCAGGGTGAAGAGCGGGAGAAAAAGAAGAAGGGACCGAAAAACCACTTTACCGAGGAGCAGGTCGCCGCGCTCAAAGCGGCGGTGCTGGATTCACTCTATGAGCATCAGCGCCGTTGGTATAAAAATCGTCATAAGCGAAACCGCGCCATTCTCAAAAGTCGCCAAATTGGTGCCAGCTGGTACTTTGCCCGCGAGGCGCTGCTCGATGCGCTGGAGTCTGGCCGTAACCAGATTTTCCTCAGTGCCAGCCGCAACCAGGCATTTCAGTTTAAAAAATTCATTCAGAAATTAGCCCGCGAGATTTGCGGCGTAGAGCTGAGCGGCGGAAATGAGATCATTCTCTCAAACGGCGCAACCATCTATTTTCTCGGCACCTCCGCGGCCACCGCGCAGAGCTACACCGGCAACCTGTTTTTTGATGAGTTTTTCTGGACCAGCAATTTCCTGGAGCTGCGCAAAGTCGCTGCCGGCATGGCGACACAAAAAGGATTTACCCGCACCTATTTCTCTACCCCATCGAGCGAGGAGCACCAGGCGTACGACTTCTGGACCGGCGATTTTTTCAATAAATCCCGTAAACGTGCAGACCGCGTAAGCATTGATGTGACGCATCGCGCACTGAAATCCGGCGTGCTTTGCGGTGACAACATGTGGCGGCAGATTGTCACCATTTACGACACGTTAGAATCCGGCTTTGACCTGGTAGACCTGGCTGAAATCGAGGCGGAAAACCCGCCGGAAGATTTCCAGAATCTGTACGCCTGCGAGTTTGTGAAGCGCGGACAGCGGGCCTTTGATTACAACGCGATGATCGCCTGTGGCGTGGACGGTATCGACGACTGGGGGGACTGGCATCCGGAAGGTGGCCGGCCAATGGGAGATCGTGACGTCTGGCTCGGTTATGACCCGAACGGCGAAAGCGGGCTCGGCGACAGTGCCGGCCTGTCCGTTGTCGTGCCGCCTGCTGTCACCGGCGGAAAATTCCGCGTGATTGAAACCATGCAGCTGCGCGGCCTGCCGTTTGAGAAACAAGCAGAGGTTATCCAGAAATTCACCGAACGTTACAACGTGACCCACATTGGCATTGACGGCACCGGCGGCTATGGCGAGGCGGTGTATCAGCTGGTCCGCAATTTCTTCCCGGCCGCCGTTCTCTTTAATTTCAATGCCGCACTTAAGCGCTCAATGGTGTTTAAAGCGCAAATGCTTATCCGCAACGGTCGCTTTGAATACGACGCCGGCCTGATGGACCTGGTAAGCGCATTCATGACCGTGCGTAAGGTCGTGACGCCGAATAGCAGCGTGGTGACGTACGAATCTGACCGCCGAAAAGGCAGCAACCACGGCGATCTGGCATGGGCAACCATGCTCGCCCTTTATAACGAGCCAATCGGTGCCGAAACGGCCACCGAGGGCTTCGTGATGGAATATTAAATGGATGAGATCAAATTTAGCGGGCCGAACAAGCCCTGGCTCGATACCGAAAAGTTAAACGGGCTGGAAGCGGGCAGCAACTTGGTGGCTCAGTCAGGCGGGCAGCAGGTGACGGAATTCAGCGCGATCACATTCGACGACCCCGAACCGCTGCGCGGATGGAGTGATTTTTTAGACTGCATGGAGTGCGCCCAAAATGGGATGTATTACGAAACGCCGATCAGTTTTTACGAGCTCGGCCGGCTGTTTTCCGTCGCTGTTCACCACCAGTCGCCGCTGTATTTTAAGCGCAACGTGATCATGAGCTGCTTTAAGCCGCATCCGCTGCTGTCGCGCAAAGACGCCGGCGCGGTGGTACTGGATTATCTGACGTTCGGTAATGGGTATCTGGAGCTCAGGAAAAACCGCCTCGGCCAGCCGCTTGAACTTCGCCATGTTCCCGCCAAATACACCCGCCGCGGCGTGAACCTGAACCAATTCTGGTACGTGCAGCGTGATGCTCAGGACTACGCTTTCGAGCCTGGCAGTGTGTGCCAGATCATGAACCCGGAGATACACCAGGAAATCTACGGATTGCCGGAATACCTGGCAATGATCATGAGCGCCTACCTCAACAATGAGGCCACCAAGTTTCGTCGCAATTACTACATCAACGGGAGCCACGCCGGAAAACTCATTTATTTGTCTGACGCCATCGCTAACCCGAAACAGGTGGAATCGCTGAAAAAAGCGCTCACCGGCGCGCGCGGAAACGGGGCCTTTAAAAACCTGTTTGTTTACGCGGCCGGCGGAAAGAAAGACGGGATCCAGGTGATGCCGTTCAGCGATATCACCGCAAAGGATGATTTCAGCGGCATTAAAAATATTACGCAGGCTGACATGCTTGCAGCGCACCGGGTACCGCCGCAGCTGATGGGGATTATCCCAAACAATGCTGCAGGATTTGGTGATGTTGAAAAGGCGGCAAAAGTCTTTGCCATCAATGAGCTTTACCCGGTGATGGAGTCGCTTAAGCATCTGAATGACTGGTTAGGCATTGAGGTGTTTACGTTCAACCCTTACGCGCTGGCCGAGGGGGCACAATGATGGATCGCGCCATTATTCTGGCCAGCGGCCCGTCGCTGTGTGCCGAGGATGTCGTCATCGCGCTGGCCTCCGGGTGGCCGGTGATTGCGGTGAATAGCACCTGGCAGTTGGCGCCCGGGTGCTCGGTGATTTATGCCGGCGACGTTGAGTGGTGGAAAAAATACCGTGCAGTGATTGATTCGCCGGCGGAGCGCTGGACCTGCCACCCGCGTGCTGCACAGCAGTTCGGGCTGCACTTTCATGTGGCAAAGGGCGCGTATAACTCCGGCCAGCGGGCGATCCAGTTCGCAGCCGGACAGGGCGCACAGCGGGTGATTTTACTCGGATTTGATTGCTCGCTGTCGAACGGCACGCACTGGCACGGCGATCACTGCGGTCTGCGCAACCCTAACAGCCAAAGCGTGCAGCGCTGGCAACGCCATTTCACTGAGCTGGCCGATTCGCTGGCCCATATCAGCATCATCAATGCTTCGCGGAGTACCTCACTGACATGCTTCCCAAAACAACCTCTCGGCGCGGCGCTGGCCGGCGTGCCGTTATCGTCGCCTCTGGCCCCTCCGCAGCCGGCTTTATCCCGCCCGATGGCGTGACCGTCATTGCGGTGAATGGCGTCATCGACTGGATAAGCCGGGCGGATTACTTCTTTACGCTGGATCCCTCAGCCGCAAATAAAGAACGGCTCAGCCGGCGACGTCGGGGGACCACGTACTGTGCGGCGGGTATTTATCTGCCCGGCGTCGTGTCGTATGAGCGGGTAAGCCGTCGCGGCCGCGAACCACAGCCGAGCGGCGGCCCTGCCTGGTGGTTGTGGCGGTGGTCTGCCGTCAGAACACTGGCAACGCATCCGGGGAAAATTCATTCCGGGAACTCTGCCTGGGGCGCGCTGGGTCTGGCGTATCACCTGGGCTTCACAGATGTGGCACTGGTTGGCGTGGACGGTACCGCAGAGGAAAGGGTGGAAGGTGGCAGAAGCAATAACCTCAGCCACCTGCCGTTGCTGTTCGCCAGCGCGCTGAATCAAATGAATGTGGTCAGTTGCGGCCAGCTCACTGGCATTCCTCAGAAATCATTTAAGGATTGGATAGCACAATGAAAATGCCCGTTTTTGTTTCTTTTTACACTGACAACTGGATTTATTCGCAGCTCGCTGAACAGCTGGAGAATACGCTCAGTGATATGGAATTACCCTGCGATATTCGCCCGATCATGGGCGGGGCGGACTGGCTGGCAAATACCCGGATCAAACCGCGTTTTATACGAAAGATGTTGGATATTTACCCGCGGATTATTTGGATCGATGCAGACAGCAAAATCAGCCAGATGCCCCACATGCTGCTGGATTTCTCGGAGGATTTGCTTTTGCGGCCGCATTCAACCGTACCGGGTCGCGCCTGGCATGTTTCGGTGATGGGGTGGACGTCGAACGATGCAACAAAAGCATTGTGTGACGACTGGATAGAGCAATGCGCAGCAGACGGGGGTACCGATGAAGCTGCGTTTGATGCCGTGATCGCAAACCATTCAGACCGGTTATCTATCGGCAAAATGCCATTGAAATATCATCGACTACCGCATGATCCGCAAGACCATACGGTGATCACCATCGGCATTTCGCGAGACGCCGACAAAATTCGCATTAAGTATGGGGAGGGGTTCAAATGACCGTCATTGTGAGCGTTTTAAAATGCGGGCCAGAATACAACAGCCGGCACGCGCAGTGGTTGCACCGTCAGTTAGCCGGCTATGATTCGCTTTGCCTGACGGATGCCGGGCCGATTGAGGGCGTTAACACGGCACCGTTGCTTTACAACTGGCCGGGCTGGTGGTCAAAGATAGAAGCCTTCAACCCAGACCGCGCGGACATCGGTAGCCAGGATGTATTACTCATCGACCTGGATACCGTAGTGACAGGAAATCTTTCCGCGTTTTTAGAGCCGCGGCCGTTTACGGCACTGACCGATTTTTACCGGGAGCAGCAGCCGGCAGCGCCGATGGCCAGCGCGGTGATGTATATTCCCGGGGTCGTTAAGCGCGCCGTGTGGGATGCCTGGTTAGCCGACCCCGCTGGACATATGCAGGAATGCGCCCGACCAGAGAAACACGGCGACCAGGGATTTATCGGCAGTGTGTTAGCCGCCGAGCGCTGGCAGAACATCCTGCCCGGCGCTGCGATCAGCTATAAAAAAGATGTGGCCGCGGCGGGCCGTTGGTCGCGGTCCATGGGTACCGGCACTGTGCCGACTGATACCCGGCTGGTGTGTTTCCATGGGCAACCCCGGCCATGGGACAGCGGCGAGCCCTGGGTGCCACCGCTGAATAACTGACGACAAAACTATTCACTTCACATTACGCCGGGCCATTGAGCCCGGCTTTTTTATGCCAGCGCACCGGCGAGAGCCCCGCCACCTCACTTAATCAGTGCGCCCCTGCTGCAACAGGCGGCACGCAATCGCAGACTGACCAGAGACAACCAGCAGGTGACGAACGACGCACAGCGGTGCGGATGGCCTCATTCTGGCCGCGTCAGCAGGTCCACCCCCTGACCCCCTTTGCGAGCGCTGTACCCCCGCCACGCCCGCGCGTGAAATGTGTGTGTTTTTGTTCAACTTTCAAAACAGGGCGAAAGCGCGGTATGACTGGGGCGACGCGGTATTTATCGGCGTGGAAGAATTGTTCAGGATTGTGCAATTTTGTGCGGGGTTTGTTCAAGGCATTAAGACATTAGAAGAAGATAAGAGGTGATATAAGTTGTTAGCTTAGAATAAGGCTTTGTTCAAGCCTTATTCTAATTTAATGACTAAACATAGAGCGCTATTGTTACTCTGCCTCTACATGTCTTCTCAATGTGCGAATTCTTGAGGCGCTTTTGAATATTAGTTCTAAATACTCTAAATCATCAGCGTTGATATCTTCAGGCTGAATGAATTTTAAAGCATCATTGCCTATTAATTCTTTCCCCCAAGAAGCGGCTTGTTTCCTATAAGTTAAAGAAACTACACTGCTAAAGCTACTTAACATCGATTCTGTAAACTTATAACGTTTCTCATTGTTATTGAGTAGATTTGTTATTAAATCCTTATTGCCAAAAACTTTATCTGAAAATAAATTATCTGCATCATATTTCACGCATTCTTTTATCGTAACAGAAAGGAGCTCTAAATCATCAAGTAAATTCATCTCATGATAAACACCGAATATTAGGGCTTTATGCTCATATGTAAATTCCGAGTTATCTATTATGGACTTATAATATTCAACTTTATCGAGTTGACAATAGCTGAACCAATATAGCAAAATCTGGAATTTGTCAGTATCACTGAGCGATTTTAATGTTTCACCAAGAAGGTGTTTTAAGCTTTCTATATGGTATGCTTGTGAGTATTCTTTATATCCCCAAGCAGTTTCCAATGAGTTTTTAAAATCTTCATTGCTAAAGTCCATGCCTTCAGCTAAATTTGCAAATTGTTGTTCGGATAAATTTATAAAATCTTTTGATAAAGAACTTATTACATCCTTGGCATTTGTCTTCCAAATTTTGCAAGAAATTGTGATTAATTTTTGTCGATAATCATCATTAACGTATCCTTCATCGATAAAGAATTTTAATCCACTAAGAGTTGATCTTGGATATATAGTATTGTCTTGATTGGAAATGAAACAGTTGTAAATAATATCAAAAAGATTATTGAAATCATAATCATCTACTACTTTTTTAAGAAGTTTCCATTTCCCATCCATTGCCAACATCAAGGTTGATAAAACTGGCATACTACCTCTTCCTTTACTCACGAAGCTTTGGAAAAATGAGATTATCTTATCACTATCACATTTTTCAATAAAAGGTACTATTTTGGGTAATATTGCACTGCAATAAATACTGTTGTTGTATTTTGAGTTAACTTGATTAAAGAATGATTCAATATGCGATAGCAGTGAAGGGTCGATGTTGTTTTCTTTATCAATAGAACCAAGTATATCACCAAATCTTTTAACTTGGGATTTGCTTGGTTCTCCAGATGCGGAAACTGATGATAAGAAATTAATAATATGGTTTTTTACTGTCTGTGAAACAATAGTGAATCTTTTTGTTGCAAACTCAATGTATTCAATTGGTATCTCTTCAATATCAGTTTCATACCAACTAGTAATAACAGCATCATCGCTAAGGTTATAATGATGATCAAACTCAGACATAATTGATATTATAATAGAGGTATAGACTGGATCTTTGCTATAACTTATCAAAAGAGAATCTAATTTTTCAAATGTTACAGTTGAAATATTCCCTGGACATGAAACGATAAAATCTAATACTAGTGAAAAACCTTTTAAAATAAATGAATCATCCTTTGACTGTGTATTTAAATTAATGATGTTCTCTGAAATAGAAAGTAAAAACTTGTTTGCTGCATCATTCGTAAATGAATCTTTGTGGGACGCTGCGAACTCCCAAATCATACTGATATAATTTTGGGCATTCAAACGCTGAGCATCAATTAGTAGGGTAAATACATTTTCTTGTTCTGTTGCTCCGAGTTCCCACATTTTATCAAGAACAAACTTTGCATTTGTAATCGATGTACTAATGTCAAAAGAACTTGCGCCGGAATTTGTTATCTGGTCATGCAGTACTACTAAATAATTTTTCCCTATATTATCTAATATTATTGATTGATACTGATTGACCCATCCCTCAAAAAATGAAAAATCAATTTGAGTTGACTTTTCTCCTATTTTAATTGTTCTTGTAATTATCCAATCCATCAATACTCTTTCATTTTTTTCACCGATTGAAACTTCTTTTAATACCTCCAGTGCCAAATCGACAGAAGATTTAGCTATTCTTTCTGCATCGTCTAAGGTTGGGGTTCCAAGATTTTCAAGCAGAACTAAGACGCCTTTTTCGGTTAAGGAATCTTCAACCACTCTTGCTGCAATTGATGTTTTATTGGATAAAGTTGAAAATCTAACCACGTTTGTTATTGAATTTATACCAACCATAGATCTAAGGTTAAGTGAGTCACTTAATGCAATGCATAATTGCCCTGATATTTTAGATGTATATTCAGAAGGAACTCTATCTATTATTTCAGCGATAACTCTAAAGGCATTATCTCTTCGAATTTCTGACTCTCGATTAAGGTCTTCTGTCATCTGATAAATTAATGTAGCTTCAGTTGTAGAAAGTTCAGCTGATCCTGAGTGCTTTCCAAATTGCTCTAAAACGGAAGAAGTATCTCCAGAAACCAAATGTTCATAAATTCTACTCACCGCCCCACCAAATTTCCTAGTGATAGGGTCTTCAGTTAAATATAATAAACTTTGCAAAGATTCAGGCCATCTTGTACCGACCAAACTAGACAAGAAAGTCCGCAATTCTCGGTGATGTGGGTAGACTTCATATGCTTGTTGTTCACTTTTTATAATATATTTCTCTAACAGTAATATTTTTACCGTTAAGGGCTGTTCATCTATATCTTTTTTTCTTACTAATACGTCAGTGAATCTCTCAATTAAAGTAGGATCTGACAACAACTGATCATAAAATTCAGGGAAATTAACCTTTAAGGTACAAATTGCACCCAATGAAATAGGATGTGCGGTTACAGCTTTGTCGTGTAGTCCTCCCGGACGATTTTCATTAGGTTCTAATTCTCTTCGTTTTGCTATCCACCAGGAGTGATAGAAAGCGTTCACAATCTGTAGGGCATTTCTGGGGGTTCCTACACCAGGGTAAATCATTCTATCTACAATAGACTCAATTTTATTACCTGTGTTTTCAATCTCCGAAACGATACCAGTCTGTTTTTTAAATAATGACAAAGCATAACTACGCATGTCTTGCCTTGGAAAGGGAGGTATTTCCAAACGAAACTGAAATATTCTATCTAAATATCGTCTTGCATCATGACTTGAAAATACGGTACCAGGCATGTCCCCATTTTTTCGGCCTCTAGATAGTGCATCAGCAACCCTGCGCTCATCGCATGAGATAACGAATATGATTCCAACATTCCTCGAACCAACGGCACTAGTTGGCATTTCCATAAAGGTTCTAATAGCATCAAGACCAGTAACCATTTCTTCTGAGGAAAGTCTGTCTAAATCATCTATGAATATAACTATTCTATTACATTTTTTTCCTATCTTCTGAAGGCCTTCGACTTTTCCGTTCAAAAAGCTTTTAACCTGAGAAACAAGCATTTCTTCATATTGCTCAGAGGAAACATTAGGTAGTAATATTTTATTTACTGGAGATGATAAATTTACAGGCGGCGACTTGAATTGTTTTAATATAAATCCAAAAACGAATGTAATACAGGATAGGAAAACACCTTTAGCAATACCATTACCACTTTCTGGAAAGATTGTCGAACTTACCGTCAATACTCCAAGAAGTAATAGTATTATAACTATAAATGCAGGGAACGGGGCAAACCAAGAATACAAATATTCTTTTGTTAGGGTTAACAAATCCTTCTTTTTTGCTTGAGTAATATTTATTTGGTTATAAAGCCTATCTTTTAATTGTTCCTCATCCCCGCCCAACTCAAGGAAAACATGTCTTAAAAGAGTTCTTTTTACATCTTGGTCTTTTCCTCCATAGCGCCAAGCATTATAAGTTATAGTATGAATTTTCTCAGAACGCTTAAAACCATTACTATCCTTATTTAAATCATTATTAAGTTCGTTAAGATATAATTCTTTTATAGAGCTTTTACCCGTACCCCAGTCACCTAGTAAACCAATACTATAGGGTGCCGAGTTAGACTCCGACTCGATTAGGCTTTGAAGTGCTTGAGCAAAGTGTCTGTGCCCAAACGAGTCTTCATTTACTGAAGTAATATGCTTATCTAAAACAGATGGCATAGAATTACTCATAATCCCAACTCCTTACTGTGTTCTTTCAAAGAGATGAAGTGTTTAAACGTCTGAATTTTATGATTAATGTTAGCAATAATTATTTTATGGAATTAAATAGGAACTGACAATGAAAAGTGAAGCGTCAGTAGTCGGTGGCTTCCACTTAGCCATTATGGGCAACTTCACATTGGTTAAGATACATATTTTTAACCGACTTTTCTTGTAGTTAGATAGCTTTTACTCCATATCGCAGTCAATCAGGGGTAGAGGTACTGCCATTCCCGGCGAGTTTGCTATGCTTTCTTAGGAGTAAAATGACTCCTTTCATTTCACTTACCATGACTCCTCTATTTTAAGTAGTGCCCCGCCTATTGATGAAGATGTTCTATTACTAAGCGTTTGGCCCGAGCCACAGTGGAGGCTCAGTCTTATCAGGTGATTGATCCCGAGCTTCTTTTTCCAGGAACTCACGCACGTGTCTTTTTATTGCTGATTCCTGACGCCGGCGTAGATTCTCAAATAGCTGATATATTTGGTTGGGTGAATGCTTTTGGTGTACCAGATAAAGCGCACCGTCTTCGCCGGCGCGATAAATTTCGCTACCTACCGTGAGAAGTGCACCCCGAGCAATGGATCGCACCATCGGGAGATCCATTTCGATGCCGATGGACTGCGCGAAATCTTGTATTTTCAGCTCGCGATCACTCAGAACCGGAGGGCGTGAGCCGTCACCGCGCAGTGTTTTGCACGATGCTGAGCTCATTTTTTTCGGTTTTGCTGACTGCTCACGCAGACATTTCAGCAACCGTCGGCGCTGTTTTGCCGTGAGTTGGTCCAGGTCTGCCCCGATGGGTATCGGCGGTGGTGGTACCGGCGGTGGCTTACCGCTGCTTTTTTGGTCGCCCGTACAGTTATTGACAGAACTCCGAGACGGCGCGGGCGCGCCTCTAGGATCAACGGCCAGGTCAACGGCACGGGCGGGGACGATCTTCCACTGCGTCGTGCGGGTAATAATTGGGGTATCAATGCCGACCGGCGGTGAGAAAAGCCCGCGAATGCGGATCACCTCTTCGAAATAGTCATTTGTTGCTTCTGATACTTCGTAGTAAGTCCGGGCGATCAAATCGTCACGGCGTACAAATGGGCCGCCCTGCGCGTTAACGTATTCAGCCCATTGTCCGTGGTCTGCCGCATCGTGTACGGCGGCAAATTCGACACTCAGCCCCATGGCCGCTTCATGATCGGCCATTTTTCTAAGCTCGCGATACACAGTCACCGGCGCCCCCCCGATGAATTGAAATTGACGTATACGCCAGCGGTTTGCCCAGGCAGAAACGGCCGGGGCCACTTCCTTGAGCGGCCGGTCGGTGTCGTCGTCGATTTCATCGTCCAGGGCGTAACCGTCGATATTTTTCGAGATGTATTTCGCTATGTAGCCGGTCGCGCTGCCTTTGTCGGGATCAATCGGCTCAGCATGAAAGCGGGCTTTGCGGGCCTGTTCACTGTTAAGCTCGTATCCGTCTTCTTTGCTTGCATAGCGGGCAGCTGTGCGGCGTACAAAATCCACATCTTCCGGAAGCATGAATAGCAGCATGTGCCAGTGCGGGGTACCGTCGTGATGTGGCTCAGCCACGCGAATGCCAAATATGCGTACGTCTTCGCGGTGAAGTTTGGCGCGAATTCGGCTCCAGACTCCACGCAGATACTCCTGTGTTTCCGCTGGGCTTGATCCTTGCCATTTTGAGTTATTTCGGCCGTCTTTGGTGGTGGCGTGGTATCGGGACGGGGCCGTGATGGTATAAAACTCCCCAACATAGCCGAGCTCATTACAGATATTTTCAAAACCGCGGATGCGGGCCATAAGCTCACACCGGCGGATTGCAGGGTTAGCGACACTGTGATCGTATTTGTCGATCAGAGAAAAGCGGTTGCCGTCCTCATCTTCCAGTTCCATGGATTTGAGGAATTCCCGCGTGCGGCGCTTTTGCTCTCGCCAGTCGCTCACAGCGCTGGCACTGGCATACGGTGACGTTTTTTTACTGACGTTACCGCGCGCAATATGCAAATGTTCCCGCCACATATCCCGCCAGCGTCGCAAGCGGGCGAGCCACCATTTATCTGAGAGCATCCGGGCCAGATAAGAGGCAAGGCGATCGGCCGTGAATTTTTCCGGGTTTTTCTGAAATGCTCGCCAGCCTGGTGGCATCTGGCGGAATTGTTGGGTTAATGCGCCGGCGCGTTTGTAAATCTGTTGCCCGGCAATTAACTCAGACTTTCCGGCCAGTTCATCATTCACGATGCTGAGCTCGTGTTTCATTAAAAGCGCGATATCTTTCGCCAGGAGCTCATCGTCTGATTTGCCTGAATCCGGTAGCCGGTTAAATCTGGCCGCAAGTAAGGAAATATCCAGTGAATGCGAGGTGATCCGATATTGACTTGCAACGGGTTCCAGGCGCGGCAAAACGCGCTCAACGAAATCTTTCGTCAAGTACGTATTGGCTCGCTTAATACCCTTTGTTTCCTCCAGCTTGCTGAGATGTGCGCGGATCCCGCGCTGCACCATCATTGGCTGCTGGCTTAGCAGTTCCTGCGCGTTAACGAGTGCTTTTAGCTGTTCGTCTGTTGGCGGTTTTTCATATTCGTCAAAAGAGTACGGAGAGGCAATCGCTGGCCGTGGCACATTCCATGGATATGCCCACTCAGAAACAGCAGCGCCGCTGCCCGGATAGGGCGGCGGCGGAGTTGGAGTAATACGACCGTTGGTGAATTTATCGGCCATTTTCAGCCGGTTTCCTTTCAACCACCATTTCCTGATAAGTCGCATTGCCCATCACTGGCCCGCATTCCGGGCAATTGCCGCCGCCGTGCCGGTTGCAGTCATTGCAGACTGGTAGAACGCCGATCAATTCAGGGGCATTTTTGCGTGTGGCCGCTGCTGCACCGGAAGAGCGGCGAACGCTGATCGGCGTGAGCTGGAAAAGGCTGTAAATTTCGCGTGCGAGCGGGGTGTCACTGCTGGAGATAACTGCGCGGGCTCCGTGTTTTGCATTCGCTTTTAACAGGGCGTCCACTAACTGACGGTGATGCTCCGGCAAGAATGCGCCGGCGTGGTATCGCGTGAATTTCGCAGTGTTGCTGACTGGCAGGTACGGCGGATCACAATAAATCACCGTATCGTTGCCCATATGCAACGCGATGGTTTCTGCGAATGGTAGGCACAAAAATACGGCTTTTGTGGCTTTAGCTTTCGCCACAAACTGGCGAATTTCAGCCTCAGGAAAATAGGGCGGTTTGTTCTGGCAATGGCTGTAAGGAACGTTAAATATTCCTTGAGCGCTATAACGACAAACCCCGTTAAAACCGTGACGATTCAGATACAGAAATAAGGCCGATTTAACGATGGTCGCGTGAGCTGAGTTAAACAGCTGGCGATTTTCGAAATAACTTTTTTCTGTATTCCCATTAATAAAATAGTGCTTTGCCAGTTTGATAAAATCATCTGTTCTTTCGACCGCGCATTTATACATGTCGATTAGGTCAGGATTAATATCAGCCAGCACGTAGCGGTTGTAATTGGTATTCATAAAAACAGCGCCGCTGCCGACAAATGGCTCGATCAGACAATTCCCCGCCGATAACAACGGCAGCAGGTCAGGCAATACACGAGTTTTCCCACCTTGCCATTTAATGAAAGGCTTGATTTCTTTAGTTCGCATTGTGGTTTGCTCCGGCAGGGTCAAAGCCAAAGAAAACAAAATCAGACTCAAGGATGTGAGGTGCTGCCTCTACATGGATCGTCAAATCGAGGTGAATATTTACCGGTGCACTGTTTTGGCTGGCTTGCTGAAATGACGCGGCCATTTTGTTGGCTGCTGTGACCTTTGCTTCAAAAGCTAAAATTGCAGCCTGCGTCTTTTGGGTGATGCGCTCGATATCCACACCGTCGATTACCTGAAAATCGAGATCTTCCATTTCCATTTCGAGCAACTGACAAACGAGCGTTCCCCAGTAATCTCGGAATTCTTCGGCACGTTTGAGTAAATAGGTGTTTTCTACGAGCTGTTTTTCTAATGCTGAAATTTCCCCTGCCTGGTTAGTTAAGGTTTCAGCAATTAGCTTCGTTGCAGAGCGGTCAAGAGGGCAGCGTAATGAGCACAAGTTTTGAAGCATAAACAGGGATGTAGACAAAGCATTTTGTTTATTATTAATCATGTGAGAAACCTTATTTAAATTATGGCGTTTGCCGTTTTTAGGTTGCAGAAAGCCCGACGCGGAAGCGCCTGAATAAAATGATTTTGGGATTAGTTATTTATGAAGGTGATCGTTTTCACTGGGATGGATATTTTTATACACATCCCGAGAATGACGATCGGCAGGAATGAGAGCAGTCATTTTCATAGCCTCTTCCATTCCGATAAATACAGTGCGGCGTTCCTCAAGGCTGAGTGCCGAAAATGGCACTTCCAACCGATGGGCGGATAGCTTCACCATCCCCGGCGCGTGGTCAGCAATATGATTGCCGAGAATAAAAATAACCTTGCGGTGTCTTTCGGACATGGCGTCATAAGACTCCATTGTCCGATTTCCGCTTACGAGTTGATTCAGCTTGCTCTTTATTGCAGCGATAGACTCACAAGCGGGCCGCGGCGCTGTGCGGGAGCGTGAAACAGTGCCTGTCATATTCATATCTACCTCGCTAACGTAATGCGTTACTGTCTGGCTAACGTCTCTAACATCCCGGTATTTTCTACCGGCTGCGGGATAAAACCGTCATTACATTGAATTACTAACTGCTCAATTTCTATGGCGTTCTCAAAATCGCCAGCAGCCTGAGCCGCCGAGTATAAGCCGTCGAGACCTATCGTTAGGCGAAAGGCATAATCATTTAACGAAAACGTCCGCACCTCGTCAGATATGGCGTGGGCGGTGCGCAAGTTTTCGGCCTTAAAGTGATAAGCTTTTAATAGGCCATTAACTAAAGTCATGTATTCACGTCTCATTGTTTGAATCTCCGACGTTCCAGAATGTCTTTAATGATTGCCTCAATCGAACGTAGGAAAATATATCCAAACGTCGCGGCCAGAAACCAATAATATAAATCCATTTATCCCTTCTATCTTTGATTGTGCAGGTCATCAATAAAGCTTGTAGCAAGTGCCTGACCATCGAATAGCCCGAAAGACTGGTTGTTTTGAATTACCCGGTAACGTGTAAAACGATTAAGTTTGTTACGCGGTAATCTGGTGATAGTGAACCCGCGATAAACGCTGCTGTGCTCGCTCAATTTTGTGATAGCAGTTTTCATCAGCCTTAAACCTTCATTCGCAGAGCTTCCTGCGCTTCCCCGTAAGCTTCTAAAAACTCATAAACCATATTCACTTGGCGTTCACGGCCAGGTTTGGTTTTGGTCAACACTAATTTCCCTTCATTCGCCTGCTGCTGAATCGTTCGTACTGTCTGCCCTGTGATTTCTGCATAAGCTGAAAGCGGCAATTTTGGATACGGAAGGCAAAAAACTACCGGACAATCTGGCATTTTCACCATTACAGGCTTGGGTCTCTTAGCTGTCATCGTTTATCCTTCTAGATCACGTTCGGATTGATGCGGATTTTATAGGATTCAAAAATACTCTCTAGAGTATCTTTTATGGAGAATAATCTTCACATGGGTATCTTGTCAAGCAGCCATGCAGAAAAACTAAAGCTCATACGAAAAGCCGAAGGTATGACGCAGTCGGCCTTTTCCGCGGAGCTGGGATTGGGGCTTTCTACTGTTAGAAACTATGAGTCTGGTCAAAGAGAGGTAGGGTTATCAATCGTCGATAAAGTGGCAAATCACCCCAAATTCGAGAAATACACGCTGTGGCTAATGACTGATAAGACTATGGAGAGAGCCGGACAAATATCTCCGGCTCTCTCCCCTAATGGTCCAAAACGAGAATTAAAAAACCAAAAAGACCAGAAGGTTGGCTAACTATATTAAAAATAAAGGAAAATTGGGGCGCTGGTGGCATTTGCAGTGAAAGGACACATTGGTTAGAGGAGGATTAATGAGTAATGAACAAGTTGAGCGTAAGCTTTCTTTCTTCTGCCTGCCTGGGGTTATGGCTCATTGGGGTGGTTCGCTGTGACTGTCAGCAAATTGGAAGGGGGTCAATATTTAGTTGATTTAAGACCGCAAGGCCGAAAAGGCAAACGCGTTCGTAAGCGCTTCGGAACTAAGTCCGAGGCGCAGCATTATGAGCGCTGGATTATTGCGACACAAAATAATAAAGATTGGATAGATAAACCTGCTGACCGGCGTTCTCTGGCTGACCTGATTGAGCTTTGGTGGAAATATCACGGCCAGGCGCTAAAGAGTGGGGAAGAGAGTAAACAACACTTAGTTAAGATGGATCTTGAAATGGGGAGCCCGTCTGCACATCAGGTTACGAAAAGTGCTTTTGCAGAATACCGAGCTAACCAACTTTTAGGCGGCAATAAGCCAGCGACAATTAATAAACGGCAAATGCTTTTAAGCGGTGTATTCACAGCCTTAATTAAAGCTGGGCATTTCCATGGCGAAAACCCGTTAGCCGGTGTTGAGCAGCTAAAAAAAGTTCAAAGTGAAACGACCTTTCTCCGGCATGAGCAAATCAAACTCCTACTCAGTGCCCTGGCCGGTGATGATCTTAAAGTTGCTCGTTTGTGCCTTGCAACTGGGGCGCGGTGGAATGAGGCGGCAGAAGTCTGCCGGGAAGCAGTGATGAAGTTTAAAGTCACCTTTGTGAATACAAAGAACGGCAAGAACCGGACAGTGCCAATTTCTAAAGCACTTTACACTGACATAACACAAGGTAAAGATCGCCAACTCTTCCCTGGCGTTGATTATGTGAATGTGCGGTTAACGCTAAAATCTCTTATCCCTGATTTACCTGATGGACAGGCTACTCATGTTTTGCGGCATACATTTGCAAGCCATTTCATGATGAACGGTGGAAATATCCTTACGTTGCAAAAAATACTCGGGCACGCATCCATAGTACACACCATGGCCTATGCTCATTTTGCACCTGATTATCTTAATGATGCGGTGCGTTTGAATCCTTTAGAGAATGAGTTTTGA